CTACACCCCCGTAAGGGTGGTGGAGCATGAGGGAGTCGAACCCACGACCTCCTGAATGCAAATCAGGCGCTCTCCCAACTGAGCTAATGCCCCGTGTTAATTACAACCGGAAACACAGATCATAAATTGATGACCTGTTATTGCTACATGGATAGTATTAATTAATACTGCCGCTCCTAGATAAGCAAGGTATGTAGTCATTTTGTTAATCCTTTTAACAATTATAATTATATCTACATAGAGTATAACAGATATATTTGGCTATGTCAACCATATACTACCAACGAGGGTAACCCAATGTCATTTGTAATGGATTGGCAGGATCTACTTCTAAGAACTTACCCCATTCAGCATAGTAATGACGCATACCTACTTCATCGTGGATAGTACCATTTTCGTGTCTACCATGTAGTATGTTTCTTGCTTCAGTACCTTCACGCATGGTTGTACCCTGTCCAGCTACACCTATAAGGTCTTCATGCAAGTTACGACCAAAAGGTCCCCATATACTGTTGTGATGATTGATACGTGTTCTACGTTCTTCAGGTGTGTCACTACGTAACCCATATCCTCTAAACTCAATAAGAACCTTGTTAGGTCCTAGTGGAGTAACTGCATCACTGCGGTATGCACTACCACGTAGATTAAAGTTGAAGCCTGGAAACAAGTCTACCATGTACCACTGGTTGGGCGGTAGATTAGGAAAGGACAGTTCTCCTCTGTCTTCAAAGCCTTCATACTCCTCATAGTTTACTGTAAACGAACTTACGTTCACATGACCATTATCAAAAGGAATGTTCTTACGTGCAAAGTATTCATCATTGAAACCACTTACACGATTGAAGTAGTGCATAAAGTCATGATAGAATTCACTGTTAGTATCGTGCCATAGTTTATAATTTGTATCTATGATTGCTTTGTGATAATGAAACACTTCTAGTTCTTCAGTGTCAATGGCATCAGCTATACAATCAAATGCTCCTGCTGTCCATTGTTCAACACTCTGCGTAGGATTAGGATCAAGTGTTACCCATACCATGCCTCCGTGCTTTACTTCACAATGTAATTCATTACCTTGGTACGGTACTGATAATGTACCACTGGGCTTACTGATTAGAGGATTGTTATTTGTATATGCTTTAACTCCATCGCCGGTGTTGTATGCAATAACATTTACTCCTGCTATCTGTGTTGTTCTAAAGTCTCCCATGTTATACATTTCACTTGTATGGCACATAGGTATCCAAACCTTGCTAAAGATTTGTTTTTGTTCTTGTTCAAATATTGCGTGATTGTTGTAACACTCGCTACTAATATATTCTACTGTTGGTTGGGCTTTCCAGCTCTTATGATTGCGTGGTGGCATGACAGTCTCCTTCATTATATTTAAAGTATTATAACACGTAAAAAAGAAAAAGTCTAATAGGCGTTGTCTATGTAGTAATAGACGCAACTTTTCTGTTGCTAGGTAAGTTGCCAACCCCGAGCGATTATGCCGCTAGGGCAAAATCCTCATTCACCGCAGTTACTGGTGCAGAAAAATCTACAAAAGTAACGTTGGCTAGTGCATTATCGTTTGCATCTATAACGTTTGTTCGCGATAACCGTGCTTACATCCGGACAATCTCGTTCAACCTTAACAAGCCAATCGATCCTAATTCCACCCCGTCGGGGGTATATTGAATTGGTGGAGTGGCCGGGAATTGCACCCGGGTCTTGTTCTTGTGACATACGTTGCTGTCATCAATTGCAGTAATATTTAGCCGTAAACTGCTACTATTATGATAAAAGAGATAACTAATGTCAAAGGAAAAACTATGCCAAAAATGAGAACGTTTACTTTCTACGATGGTGAGAACGTAGAAACCAAAGAGTCAACAAGTCTAAAGAAGGCTATAAAATCCTTTCAAGGCGGGACTAAAAGCAAAACTGTCAGAGTAGAATGGGAAGCCAAAAAAGGTGGAATGTACGAAATGACACAACGACTACCACTAGGTAGAAGTAAAAAGATAGGAAGATAAAATGGCTGGAATAAAGCAACGAGGGCCTATCTCTGTGCAACACAAAAGAACGCACAATAGAGATGGGGAAGAAATAGAAGTAAAACCTGTTAGATATTATGGACCTGGTTCCAATGGTAGAATGTGTGGGGCTTATGCTGATACAGGTGAAATGATTCTAGCTTCAGACGGAACGCCTAAAGCATTTAAATCAATTTAATTATCTGTTGAAGTTATCAGGACGTAACAGGTTACCGGCAATCATTCTGCCCCTATTATCAACAAGCTCAAATTCTAGTAGCATCTTATTAGAAATGTTTGATATCTGTGCTGACTCAAAGGCACTAATGTGAACGAACACATCTTGTCCACCATCTTCGGGTGTTATGAATCCATAACCTTTTTTAGCGTCAAACCATTTCAGTTTGCCAACGATTCTCTCACTCATATTATTCTTTTTTATCCTTCGTGATTATGTTACTAAAGTTAACAATTTGTACTAGAGTATTTATGATTTGTGTAATATAATTATGTGCATACAAATATAGCATGAGGTTAGTCATGCTATAAATGTATTTCTAGAAATTATAAAGAGTTTTTCTTTTCTTGGATTTCTGCTCTTCTTGACTTTGCAAGTTTACCCATGTTACCTAAGGCTTTTCTTGCTCTTGCCGCCGCCGCTTTTACGTTTTTCGATTCGAAAGATTCTGACTCTTTCATATAGTTTTCGTACTCAGCTACGATCTGTTCATGAATTGTTGACATAATATTATCTCCTATATTCTTAATTAATTATTGTAATTTACGTTTATGTGTAGTAAATATGGCTTGTAGATACCTTAATTGGCGAAATTCTAGTCCCCAACGAATACATTTGGTGAGCCACCAGCAGTATCTGGACCACAATGTGGTGGAATTGGACACAAAGAATCAGCACCTGCACTATCCGGAGTATCGTTTACAACTGCTTTTGAATTTACAAAGACTTTATTTGATCCAGCACTGAGTTCGCCGCCACCATGTGAGTTTGGGTCGCCATCAACACTTACCAATAAGTTATTTGCAAAGACATTACTTTGTCCTGCAACATTGGTTGTGGCTCCACATATTCTACCATCAGTGTCTCTATGTACCGGTACTGTCATGTAAGTATTTATTTGCGAACTAGGTCTGCCATACCAGCTGGTGCTTGTACAATGTTACTTGTCTGCTTGGTATATGCGTCTGCAAATTCTGTTCTTGTCTTATGTATTAAAGTAATTGCTTGATGCTTAATGGTATATGATTTACCCATATCAGCAGTAAACAAAAACTGTTGTAAGCCAATGCCTTTTTCACTAGCAACTAGTGTAAGTGGTTTGTTCACCTTGATTGTTTTATCGTCATCTGCTTCAAACTTACCTACAAGTTCTTCGCCTGAAGTAAGTTTAATTGTGATAACATCTCCTACTTTGTATGCTGGTTCAATTAACATTTTTTCTCCTAGTGTTCGTGGTTCATACCATGGTCGTCCATGTGCTGAACTAATTGTTCATACCCTCCTACATACTTACCGTGTAAAATAATCTGCGGAGCAGTTCTTGGCATAGGCAATCCATTGACTTCAAACTCTTTCATAAGAGTTTCTACTTGGATATCCTTTCCAATTACACTTTCAGTATAAGGAATCTTCTTGCTTGTTAAAAGTGCTTTTGCTTTTACACAAGAAGGACAATTAGGTTTAGAATAGACAACGGTAGTGCTAGGTGTAGCTTCTCTTGTTTCCATTATAATTTAAATCCTTTTAGTGAGTCTGTGTTAACGTCTTGTTTGATACCACCAACAATATAACTTTCAACTTCTGTTTCTTGTGGTGCTACTTGTAACCCTGATGAACTCAACCAGTGTTGTGTCCATGGTAGGGGATTCTGTGTTGAAGGAGTATCAAAGATTGGTTTGTATCCTAATGCTTTTAATCTCTTGTTAGCAATAAACTCTACATAGTTTCCTAACAGTTTTTCATTAAGACCAATAATTGATCCGTCTTTCATTAAATGATGTGCCCAAGCCTTTTCTTCATTAACGCAGGTCTTCCACATCTCATAAACTTCTTGCTCACATTCTTTGGCAATAGAAGCAAACTCTTTATCATCTTCTCCACGCATCCAGTTCTTAAGAATGTGTGTGCTTAATGCAAGGTGTTGGCTTTCATCTCTAGCAATCAAGCTAATGATCTTTGCTGAACCTTCCATAAGTTTAAGCTCACCAAATGCAAACGTACAAGCAAATGAAACATAAAAACGTAATCCTTCTAAGATGTTTACGTTCATCATTGCTAAGAATAGTTTCTTCTTAACATCTCTCATTGTGCCTTTCTTTAAGTGTACAAACTTATCAGCGGCTTCTGTAAACGAATCATAGTTTTTAGTAACACTAATTGCACGTTCAATAATTTTATCATCTTCTAAGATAGTATCTAATACTTCTGATGGATCAGCATACACGTTCTTCATGATGTGTGTATATGAACGACTGTGAATAGTTTCAAAGAAGTCCCAAGTAACAATACAACCTTCTAGTTCAGGTAAACTTACGTGTGGTAAGAAAGCTAAACATGGTCCTCTACCTTGTACACTATCAAGTAATGTTTGATATTTTAAGTTAGCAGTAAAGATATGTTTCTGTTCCGGACGGAAGTTTGCATAATCACTTCTGTCTTTTTGTAAACTAACCTCTTCTGGTCTCCAAAAATAACCTAACATTGTTTGATTTAATTTATCAAACACAGGGAACTTAAACACATCATATCTCTGTGTGTTTTGATCCGGTCCAAAGAACATTGTTGACTTTGTAAAGTCCACTTTCTCTCTATTAAATACTGTCTTCGCCACTGCTTCTTACCTTTCTATATAGCACAACTGTCACAAACTTCTTCTTCATCTTCAAGTGGCTTACCATCAGGTAGTCCAACTTGTGGTTCAAAAGTATTTGTAGTCTCTGTCTTAATTTCCTCTTCACTTGGATCAGACTTGAAGTCATAAGTGTTTTGATAGTATGATGTTTTCCATCCATACTTATATGTTGTTAACATATCTTGTAACATAACACTCATTGGAACTTCATTGTTCTCAAAGTGAGTTGGATTGTACGACCAATTACCACTAATGGCTTGATCGAAAAACTTTTGCATTACCGCAACGATATTTATGTATCCTTCGTTGCTTGGCATATCCCACAACAACGTATAGTTATTCTTTAACGTTTGATACTGCGGAACAATCTGCTTAAGAGGCCCTTTTTTGCTTTTCTTAACGGACAAGAACCCTCTAGGTGGTTCGATTCCGTTCGTGGCGTTCGACACAATGGAACTGCTCTCTGAAGGCATCTGTGCGGACAATGTGCTGTGCCGTAAACCGTGCTCTCGTATGTCATTGCGTAAAGCAGACCAATCATACTTTAATGTAATCGAACATATCTCGTCCAATTCCTTTTTATATGTGTCAATAGGCAATATACCATCACTGTATTTAGTGCGGTTAAAATATTCACATTGACCTTTTTCTTTTGCTAATTCATTACTTGCTACTAACAAATAGTATTGGAATGCTTCTGATAACTCATGCACCTTAGTAAGTGCTTTCTTATCTGAATACTTACAACCTTGTTTTGCTAGATAGTGTGCAAGTCCAATATAGCCAACGCCTAATGAACGTCTAGCTTTTGTGCTTATTTCAGCGGCCTGTACTGGATACTTTTGATAATCAATTACTTCATCTAAAGCTCTTACGGCCAAGTTACATAAGTCCTGTAACTCATCTAAATCTTTTAGTGTACCTACATTGATTGCACTTAAAATACATAATGCAATTTCACCTTCTGGATCATCAATGTGTTGCAAAGGTTTTGTAGGAAGTGTAATTTCCTGACATAGGTTACTCATGTAAACTGTGTCTTTGAATGAACTGTGTGTATTAGCATGGTCAACGTTCATAATATAGATACGTCCTGTTTCAGCTCTCTCCTTAATAAGAGCAGAAAACAACTCCATTGCTTTAACCTTACGTTTCCTTAGAGAAGTTTTACGTTCATACTTCTCATATAATTCTTCAAATAGTTTTTGATCTGAATAAAATGCTTCATATAAATCTGGTACATCGTGTGGCGAGAAAAGAGTTATGTCTCCGTCCTTCAAGAGCCTTTCGTACATTAATTTATTAAGCTGAATAGAGTAATCTAATCTACGTACTCTATTATCCTCAGTACCTTTGTTATTCTTAAGTACTAGGATGTCATCAATTTCATAGTGCCAAATAGGGAAGTGGGTAGTTGCATTACCTCCACGTACACCATTCTGTGTACAACATCTTACAGTTGATTCGAACTTTTTAAGAAACGGAATCAAGCCAGTGTGTGCTACCTCACCACCTCTTATCTTCGAATTGATTGCACGAATTCTACCAGCATTGATACCAATGCCAGCACGTTGAGCCGTATAACGTCCAATAGCCATATCACTGCTGAAAATACTATCAAGGGTATCATCACTATCAACGAGGACGCAACTAGCAAACTGACGAAGAGGAGTGCGAACACCTGCCATGATTGGTGTTGGGATATTGATTTTAAAAAGGGAGGTCGCATCGTAATATCTCCTTACGTAACTCATACGTGTCTTTTCCGGATAGTCGGCAAATAATGTTGCCGCGATCATCATATACATAACCTGTGGAGACTCGTATATCTCTCCTGTGCTTCTATCCTGTACAAGATACTTGTCTACAATCTGTCTTAGCCCTGCGTATGTAAAATTCTCATCTCGGTTATGCTTGATGTATTTGTTTAATTGTTTTAATTCTGTTTCAGTGTACTTGTCTTTTATTGACGCATCATATACACCACGTTCAATGTTTCTATCAATAACCTTCATTAACGGCACAGCATTGTATTGTCCGAATGTTTCTTTGTAAATTGGATACAATAACAACCTTGCCGCCGCATACTGGTAGTTGGGATTCTCCAACGAGATCAAATCGTTGGCACTTTTAATTAATATTTCTTGTATTTCTTCTGTGGACATCCCATCATAGAATTGAATGTTCGCTGTCATTTCAATCTGTGATGCACTTGTTCCTGATAAGCCTTCAGTGGCTTCTTCAACAACAAAGTGGATTTTGTTAATGTCCAGGGGCTCTACTGAGCCGTCGCGTTTTTTGATGTGTATACCGACGCCATTTGACATTCTCTATTGCTCCTGTTAATTTTTAATTCACTAATTCGTAATGATAAAGTATTTATTGTAACGTCGGCATCTTATAAATGCGTTGTGAAACAAAATGTGTGGGTAATTCAGCCTTTTGAACAACCTCATTATATTTGTAACATAATACATTATTGTTAATGCAAACAGGATAACATAATTCCTCATTACTGTAGTCCGTACTAATATGTATCTCGAACTCACTCCGAGAAAACCTATTAGTTAATTGTAAAGTGTAACACACTCCGAGGCTGTTTGTCAAGTCGCAAATGCTGTTTTGAGCAAGAAGTTCCCAAGGAGTAGGCCAAGTGCTTTGGTCCCATGGGTCAATACCTAATTTACTTCTTGGAATCTTGTTGTAATAATCTATTACATCTTGGAAAGGGTTGAGACTTACCTCTAGTTGTTCTCTAAACCTAGTCCAGTTAACGAGCTTTATCTCGTATTCTTTGTTTGGCATATTACGTTTTGTAATGTACTTTGAATAATATGTCACCTGTGTCACTCGTTGTCGTGTTCTTCATTGCTACAACCAGTGTATCATTTGTTCCGTCAGTGTTTTCATCCGTAAGTGAAACACTAAATTCTATGTTATATTCAAAAGCACTAGCACCTAAGTATGTAAAGTTATCTGTTACTTTAGATGTGTTGTCGTTAAGGTTAACAAGTATATCTAAATGTCCTTCTCTTACTGCATTTACCTGTGAGCTCTTGTATATGTAATCTACAACTATGTTTCTAGTAGCATAGCCTGGAAATTTTAATACTCTAACTGCGGAGTTCTGTTGTGTTACAGGAAATCTATAACTAAACTCTAAATCAAATACTCCTGGTCCTTCAACTTCTGGAACATATCTATACCCTGACATAAAGTTTTGATCATAACTTAAATTAGAAGTTCTGTCAAACCAGTCATTGCTAGATGAGTTAGAAAGAGCAGTACCGTCTGTAAACTTGATAACACTATAAACTGCATTACCTTCAGTACCGCCGTTATTACCTACACTAATAAATTTATTATTAAGTGAGGAATTAAATTGTCCTTTGTTTACCCACAATGCTTGTCTATCAATATCATGAAACTGTGAGTTTTGAACTATGTTTCTTTGTGGCCCTGTTGCCATTCCAACTTGACCTATGCTTGTATTCTCTCCGTATATGATTCCGTATCTTAATGTATCGAACTCACAAGCATCAAATTTATTTCCAATAACATCAAAGTCTGAAAATACTCCTGTTGCAAATCCTTTCATGTGGATGTCGCTAAATTTATTTCTGTTACAAGATACTGCCGTTGATAAACTATTCATTCTAATAGCAACCTGACTAGATCCTGGTGTTGCTCCACTTGTCCATATACCTGTAATTTTTAAATCTTCAAATGTACTATCCTTACAAGACGTTAGCAATATACCTGCGTTTGTAGTATTTTGTACTAATGTTAAACCTTTTAATGTAATCTTATTAGCTTGGTTCAATGTTGTGCTTGAACTGTCTTGTGCATAACTGCCTGGTGTTGATCCTGAGTTTACAGTTTCAAACACAGGAGCATTGGCACCTTGTGTAATTTTTACCTTATCACTTCCTTCACCAATTACAGTTGCGTAAGGTGGAAGTTTTAAACTTGCACTCAATAAGTATTCACCTGCTGGTATTGTTAATGTAACTCTACTTGCAGTTGAACCTTTTGTTGCACTATTAAGATATAATTGGTCAATAGCTCTTTGTAATACTACTGTTTGGTCTGAACCATCTCCAGTTGCACCATACGACTTAACACTTACACGTTCGTCTAATACCTGTTGTAATGTTCTAGCAGTAGGCAACATAGCAGTTGCACCTGTCTGCATTGTAGCAACATCTTTTTGGTATGTGTATTGATCTGCGAAACTGAATAAGTTATCGTATTGTGTTAAAATCTTTGTATTACCTACAGCCGGAGATCCTTCTGATACTGAACCATTACCAATGAATAATTCACGAGTATCAACTGCCCAACCAAACTCACCACCTGCTAATTGTGGTACACCTGATCCAACGTTCTTCTGACCTCTACGTACTTGTATTCTTGAAATTTGTACTATTGCCACTTACTTGCTCCTTATACATTGTATTTATGCGAAACGGTCATAGTACATATACACACGATCCCACCATTTTGACTCCCAAGCCTTAAAATCGTCTGGCCATAAGTCAAATTGTTGATATTGTCCGTCACGAGAACACATAAAAACGTGGCCTTCTTGTATGTTGGTTCCGTATATCTCGTTGTGGGCTAGTGCATAGGCAGTTAATTGTAGCTTATAATCATCTACCCATTCTTCCTTTTTAGGCTTATTAGTTTGCTTGAAGTCCATGATACATTCTTCGCCTTTAAAGACGCCTACGAGGTCTGTAGTGCCGGCATAAATCTTCGGGTGGTATAAAGCTACCTCAGAACCCCATATTTCGTCAATATTAGCTAATGCGTGGTCTTTAATCTGTGTAGCCATGTTATTAGCTTGTTGGCTGTAAGGGTTACTACCTGCTTTAGGCCATTCACCTGTATCAATATAATCTTCTAAGAATTTGTGCATACGAGTACCAACACTTGCGGCCTCTGTAACAATCTCCTGTGCTTTCTTTTCTCCTACTCTTTTACGCCATTCTATAAGAGCAGTTTTGTCTTTGGTCTTATCAAGTATGGTTGTTACACTTGCAACACTATTACCGTCAGGACAAGCATACAGGCGTTTGCCTTCTTTAGATTCTTTCTTTATTTCTTCGTAGTTAAACTTCTTTTTGATTAGGCTCATTAGGCTCGCTCCATTTGGCTTTGTAATTAATAACTAAACATCTACGTTTGTGTTTGTAAGGATAAGTTGCATGATTAACGTTTCCATTCATAATTATAGTCTTGCCTGGACTAGGTGGAAATTCATGAAACTCTATCTGTGTGTTAGGGTGTGCCATCATTGTTACAAGACATCCGTCCTGTGTAAACATTTCATCTTGTTCTTTGTTGTCAAAATACATAACCGTACTAATTAAGTTTTCTTCGTTTGTATGATTGTGTATGCCTTGATATCCATATGGGTTGTAACTAATAAACCAAGACTGATCTGGTGTAATACTTTCAATTGGAATGTTTTGTGCTTTTACTTTTTCTAATACCCAGTTGGTATAACCTAACGATATACTATTAAGATCAATATTACTTTGTGTTCTATCAGGATACTCAATTGTTTCAGTAAAACTTTTTAACATGACGTGAAGCATATTCTCCCAGTCATCGTATTCTGTTTCTATAATAAACTGTCCTGAAGCAAAGTAATTGTTATCCATGATTCATTCCTGGAGGTACATCAGGGTTGAGTGTATGTATTAGTCCAGGTATCTCTTCGTCCGGATCAAAATATTCAAAGTCAAAGTCTACAACAAATGTTCTACGTGGAGCCTTTGCAGGATAAACTCCGTGCCATACCCTACCGTCCATGATAACTGTTCTACCCGGGTAAGGTCCAAACTGTGTCATAAGTTGTGTGCCATCTGGGTTAGGCATTAGAGTATATAACATTCCGTTGTCAGCAGACTGTTCATTAGTTCCTGTGGTAGGTTGTGCGTCCATGGCCATTACCATACTAATACATAATGGTCCGTGATTGTGTATTGCTTGATAACCACCATCATTATAATCTACACACCAACACTTGCTAACCTTGATACTTTTTACAGGTACCATGTTACGTCTAATCTGTTTCATTACCCAGTTCAATAGCTTGTCCCAATTAAGTTTATCAAACTTGCTTTGATCTATTGGTGGAAAGTTAGATCCTGGATTAGCTTTGTTAACATCAAACTCTGTTTCATTTAATGTTTTAGAACTAGGAAAACCTTTTTGTTCTGGTGTGTCTGGATTCATCTTATCCGAACGTACTACACTACCTCCCCATTCAGCCAAGTTCTTAGGAGTAACATCATATTGATATCCTCTAAATGTAGTTTTAATTTTACTTTCGTCTTCACCTCTAAATTCTTCATTCTCAAATAGTTGTAAGAACTCTTCGTAGAACGGACACTTAACATCTATGATCCATTGATTACTTGCACTATGGAATTCAGTACTCATGTTAGGATTTTGTCTTTCAAAGTACGGTGTCTTGTGTTCAGTCTTTTCTATTGCCATTACTCTTCCTTTCCCCAGCCACCTGGGTTTTCCCAACTTGTATAATAAGGATCATTAAAGTTAGGATCGTCCACACCCTCTACTGCATTAACTTCAGGTACATAATGTTTAAGCATATTCTCTACGCCTAACTTTAATGTTACTGTGCTACTTGCACAACCTGAACAAGCACCACTCATTAACATTGTAGCAACGCCTGTCTCCATATCGAACTCTTGTAGCTTAACAACACCACCGTGCATTTCTACACTAGGTTGAATGTTCTTTTCAACTATGTGATTAATCTCTTCTACAATTTGTTCTTTAGTTCTGTCCGTCATAGTATTATGTTATTTCTATCTCTACCATCTGTGTTGATAGTAAAGGTTATTCTGTCTCCGTTACTTTTACTTGCCTGGGTCTTGTGCGTCATCCAGCCAGGAAATAGTAATACGTCATTGGTTCTTACATCAACTTCTTTCCAGTAGTCGTGTATTGTGTTTTCTGGTATACGTGAATAGTGTGTCCAGTTAGTTCTTAACAGTTGTTCAAACATTAGGTTACCACTGTCCTGTGGAACCTGTACATAAGCTGACACCACCACGTTAGTTGAACCATGATCATGAGGTAAAGTATGAGCATTGATATTGTGTATATTAGTCCAACTACCCGTGGCGATGATATCTGTGTACTGAACGTCCCATTCATGTAAACAAATTTCTATTTTTGGTCGAAGCCATCTCATGAAATCTCTATTGCACTCCCATTCATGGGGAGGATTTGGATGGCCAGCTGTTGACTTGCCTCCATCTGCTTCTGTTTGATGTAGTTCTGCTTCTTTGGATTGGTAATCTAAAAACGCCTGGACATCAAAGCCCGGTTCGTAATTATATTTCCAAACTAAATTTGGTAAGATTTTTACTTCGCTCATTGTTATACCTCATACACTAAAGTATATAACAAAAATACTATGCTGTCAAGTTAAAGATTGGCTTGAGTTGCTCGTTGTGCCATTTGGTCTACTTGGTCTGGAGCATCACTTTGGACTGGTGCATCAGCGTCAGCTTCTTTCTTTGTAGAAAGTGTAACACCTTTGTCATCAAAATTCTTTACGTAAGTTTTTAAATCTGGATTAGCATCGTAGATTTGTTTGAAGCCATCGTAATCAAACTGTTGGAACTTCATGTTCTTCATTAATTGGTTGATTGCTTCGAATGAAAGATAGGCAGACTGTTCTTGTTCATCAGCACTACCTATCTGATTTCTAAAAATTTGTACGAGTGCTTCTTTGGAATTTGTAGCCTCAGTTACTTTACTGGAGCCTTTTTTTTTGAGTCAGTTAGTAACTGACCTAATCTTCTACTGCGTTCTACGGATTCTCGTTTTTCTCTATCCGCTACTTCTTCACCGCCTGTTGCTGGTTCACTTGCACCAAACTCATCTGCTACTGGTTCTTCAACACCTGCGTCTGCGTCAACTGTAGGTTCCATCTCTGCTTCAGGATCTTCTGCTGGAGCTTCTGGATCAGTACCCATTGTTTCCGGAGCGCCTTCGCCTGTTACGATAGCTACGCCACCTGTTAGTGCTTCTCTTGTAGTTTCAAAAACTGTGTATAAATTTTCTAATGCTGGTTTTACAGTATTGATGAATTCTTCACTCTTTTCAGAACCAAGTTCGTCTCTGATCTTATCGCCTAATTCTAGCATTGATTCAGTTTGCATTTCTGCTGTGTCTTCCATCCAGCCTGTAACTCTATCAACCATGTCCTTTGCGGCCATAACCAATGTTGCTTCTTCTTCAGCGCCTTCTTTTACAACGTCTTCGTTTTTCTTAGCAATAGCTTTTTGTAAGCCTGCTGGTAATTTCTTTTGTTTTGCAGATAAGCCTTTTGAATCATCTTTTTTATCATCGCCTTTTTCGTCAGCGGCTTTTTTCATTGGCTCTTTCTTGTCGCCATCTTTATCTATGTCTAAGAAGTCTGGCTTGGCCTTTTCAGCAATCTTTGTTCTCTCTGCAATCTCTTGGTTAATAACGTCTAGGAACATTCTGCCTTTTTGATATGCATCGCTTTTGTGAACTGTTTCGAAACTTTCATTAGTTTCAACTTGACTTAATTGTGTACGTAACTTGTTACGTGCATCTTCTAGTTGCTCATTAGTGAAGTCGCCTAAGCGAAGTTTAGTTCCGAATGTTTTAGCTAGTGACTCATTTAGGTCTTTAGCTGATACAATTTTAAGTTCATTTATTTTCATAGTACTTGTTCCTATTCGTTATAGTTATTTATCTTCAATCGTCAAAGATATACTCGTCTAATTGGCAGATATACGACCAAGTATGGTCTTTTGCCAGTTCAAACCGCATTTCTGCGGCATCTCTACGGAATTCATCGTCTGTAGACTCTATAGTATGCTTGTGGAAAATACTGTCCATATAGTGTTTACCCAGCTTTTGATCTAGATCTAGCACAACATTTTGGGTGTACTCGTCATTTCTAGCTCTTGCTTTGGCTAATGCTATTGCTCCACGTTTACTAAAAGTTGTAGCTACTCTCTTATGTGTTGCTACATCAAATATTAGATATCCACCTTCTTTTTTGGACTCTCTAAATATTGTGTTCTTAATACGTACTGACTTGCCTTTCCCTTTAACATACGGCATATGAACTCTCTTGAGTCCACTCTCCATAATCTCATCTAAGTCTGCTTGAAGTTTATTGGGATTCATTAGCAACTACCACTGTCATTCCGTTACGGTTAACTTTAGTTATTAGAGCTTTTCTAATAAGTCCTTCGATAACGAATTGTTCTCTTTCTGGGAAAGCATGAAGCGGAATAGGATCTTTTACTTTTGCAAGTACTTCCTTTTCCTCATTACTTGTTTGAATACTGAATTCTCCTAATAGATCATTTATCTTCATTATACTACCTTACCTGCCATTGGGTTAGTTCCCCCTGTGGCCTTGTCAGCTTGTTTTTTAACTATTTGATCTAGTTCTTTTTTATTATATACGAATGCTTGAGGTTCACCAGGTTTAGCTTCTGGATTTTGTAATGTTACTTGATCACCTTTTACATCGCCAATATCGAATTCAGTTTCCTTTCCCCCTTGAGTGGGTATTGCTATTTGCGATCCTTTCTTAAGTATCGCTTTTGAAACTTTATCTTGTGCTTTTTGTACGGCTTTCACTGCCGCTTGTCCTATGCCTTTTGCTTTACCGGCACCGACTTTACCTAATTGAGCTCCTGCCTTAACACCAGCCTTAGCCGCCGCTGATCCCATCTTAGCACCAACACGCCCTAGTGCGGCACCTATCATAGGAACTACTTCAACTATTTCTTCTTCTTTAACTGGTTTTAAAAAGTCTTTTGCTCTCATTAGCTTTTCTTTCTTCTTCCTGTTTTAAATTTCTTTCTTCTTGATGGAGCCTTCTTATAACGTTTTTGCGTTTGTGGCTTGTTCGCAGTAGTAAGTCTTTTAGTTAATCCGCCAGCTCTTTTAATACGGCTGGTCTTTACTTTCATTACACTACCTCTACGTGCCTTAGCTCTCTTTATATTTATAGCACTTCCAACCCTCTTCTGTGCGTTACAGGTTGACGGTTGTGCTACAATTCTGCCCTTACGTGATCCAGATGTACATCTGTACTTGCGAACAAGTTTGCCCTTGTTTCTGCCCCAGATCTGAATAACACCTTCCTTGATAGACTCTGTCATGATCTCGTTGATCTTCATTATCTTCTTCCAGCTTTATTCAATGCCTGTACTCTACGTGAAGCAGGATTTGTACGTTTGGTTCTACGTGCTTTACGCATCATTCTAGCACCTATCCTTGCTCTAGTTCTTTTCATAGTTAGACGTGCTTTCATATCAGGTGCCGCGAAGCATTGTGCCATCTGCTTAACAATACGTCCTTTGCGTCTACCTGCTGTGCAACGATACTTTCGCACGACCTTTTTACCAGATCGAGCCCATATCTGCTTTTCATCTAACGGTTCATATAATTCACGTATCAGCATACGTGTATTTATCTATGTGTTTGGGGAAGTGTTTTGGTTTGGATTATTGAGAATTCATTAATATTACGACTATCGTTGAAAGTAGTCCAGCTATAATAGTACCTGTTGCACCTATTAATACCTTTGTCATGGACTTGTTGTTGTTCGTAATATCGGCGTGGATATGTTCAACCTTAGTTTCAATCTTACTCAGACGAAGCTCTAAGTTGTTATATCTCTGTTCGCATAAGTCTACGTGTGCTTCTAGACTTTCTTTTTCTAATTTAGTGGCTCTTGCCATCTCAATATCTCTCCATTCCTTATTCTATCGTGGAAGGGGCCTATAATCAAATCGCCTATAATTGATGTAATGTTTGCCTTATGTTATTATTTATACCGTACCACTCTGGTTATTATCTACTAGCTTAAAGATAATATTACGAGTAGCATCGTCTTTTGTTCTAAACGCATTGTTATTTATAGTAATGCTTTCTGTCAACCCTGCTATTACTGGCACTAGATCAAAGTCATCTTTAAGGAAGTCTTCAGATAACGCACCTTCTTGTTCAATGCTAAACTTAAAGTGCCATACCTTATGCTTACCCTTGTAGTCTGTGCCAAACTCACTTTTGGTAACGTCTAGATCTTCAACAACACTAGGTGCATCGTCAAAGTATGGATTAGATCTCAATCCTATAACCTGCAAGAATGTATTCCAATTTGCTTGTTGGTTGATAGCTTGTCTATCCTCTGAACGAAACTTGGTTTGGTTAGTCTGAGTTATGTCTATTAATGTAGCAATCTCAAAGTTCATACTCATACTTATAGTCATAAAAAAAGGGCGGAACAATAAATGAACCGCCCTTTAATATTAGTTTCAGTAACTAACTAATTAACTTTGGATTACGCCGCTGTTAATGTAGAAGCCGCTACAACAGTTGATCCACTTGCATCAATGTTGTTTGGTCCAACAGTTGTTCCAAGTGCTCTTACAGCCGCTTGTAAAGAAGCCGCGTCCCACTGAGTGTCGTCAACTAAAAGTGTTGCTACACCTGTGTTAGCATCTGCGAAAGATGAACCAATTGCATTAGTTGCCATCATGATAGCCTCAACAGCTTCGTTAGCCGCATCGTCTTCTGCTCTGATGTCTACTGCCGCGTTAGAGGCATTTTTTACTGTTAATAGATAAGCACCGATGTTTGCTGTGCTTCTGTATGATCCAACAACGTAGTTGCCAAATCCATTTACTCTTGTTACTCCAGCCATTTTATTTCTCCTATTTTCTAATGACCATACACACGTTTCTCTTGTGTGATATGTTAATAGTATTTATAATATTTTGGAAAAAACCGGAGTTATCGGCGTTGTTTGGCTCGTTTTTGTAAAGATCTTAGCATTTGAACGTATCCAGGCCCTGCTTTTACAATATCGTCTATCATTTCAATGGCAGGCATATATTGTTTTACAAACGTACTTGGAACACTTTGACCATTCTTTGCAAGTTCTAAAAACTTTTTAGTACCTACTAAATTCCTTGCACCAACTAGGTATCTGTATAAAGATAATTCCTTACCAGTTGTAGAAAGGTCTGGAACACTAATGGTTGGTTCGTTATCCTTAACTGAACCTGTTTCTAAATCTCTTTCAGCTACAAGTTCTTCTAGGAATCTAATTATATCACTGCTTCTTAGTTTTGCTCTAACAGCCAACACTAATCTTGTTGCAAGTTTTTTCTTATCGTATGTTACCAGTCCATTGAAGTTAGTAAGTTTTCTACGAATGTCTTTGTAATCAGCATTGGAGATACGTAATGCTGATTCAATACTCATAAACGTTTCACTAGTCTGTGAACTCATACCACTTGCAAGTGTAGTAAGATATCTATTGATTGCCATTGCTGGTAGTGTTGTTCTTCTTGCTACCATTCTAGCACTATCAGGATCTTTAAGTTTAGCAAGAGCTTCATCATCTCCATTTACAAAGTAAATGAAGTTATGTAAGTCAGTACCATGCATCTGGAAACGTTTATAATTAACGTCCTTGGTTGCCTTTGCATAAGCCCTTGCGGCTGGTACAAACTTTGGATGCTTTCTAAGAAGCTCAAGAACAAGTAGACTTAGATAAAGTCTTTCACAGCAATCGTTGTATGTCAACTTTGCATTGTCGCCCGAGTTACGGGTCATTCTTGCTTCGTATAGCTCTTCTAGAAACTCTAGTTCCATTGCCTTATCCTGTGTAGTTCGATCTCTCTTTGTTTCCACCGTCGCCCATGTATGCGGCTTTGAACATTCCAACCATATCCTTTTGGTCTTTAGCTTTAAGCATCATACCTAACACGTCATCGTTTTGAACGTCTAGTGTAAACTTTCTCTTAACGTCAGGTTTAACTGCGTCTGTAGTTAAAAACATTTTAAGTGTTTGTGCTTGTTGTGGTGTAATATCATATTTCTTACCACTGTCACTTACAACGTGCTTAACTGGGTTAGGGTTTCCTCTACTGTCTAGTACTTTCCCTAGTTGTATAATCATTGGTTCTTTCTTGAACTCTTTGTCCATTCCAGCTTCGTCATCGTCAGCTGGGTCTAATGCTTTCTTTAAAGAATCAATAGCGTCTTGATCGTCTGCATCAATCTCTTTAATAAAATCATGTGCTTTCATTGTTATCTCCTATCGTTGTACAGCTCTGTTCGCCGCACTAAATCCAGCACGATTAACAAATTTAATATCACCAGTTGGGTGAGCTAGTACATATCCTTCTCCACCTGGTTTATCTCCTATTGATGCTTGTACATCAGCAGGTTGTTTTTCTAGTTGATCAATAACGTTGTTCTTAACTTTCATTATTCCTTCAACTATATTCCATAAAGCCGTAAAGGCTTGTATGTTCGCTTTGATATACTCAGTTATCTTTGCCTTTTTATTATTGCTAACGGCACTATTCTGTAGCCATTGCATAAAGTCTTTGCCTAAGTTATCTAATCCTGTATCTGTTTTAACGTTAACGTAATTATATAATATGTCTGAGAAGTTAGATAGTTGCATTGACTTCAACTTCCCTTTGTCTAATAAGTTATCAATGCCTGACGCATTCTTGTTAACGATAGCAGTAATCTTGTTAATACCACTCATGTCTACTTCTGGTGGTTGTTGTACAGTGACTGGTGGCAACACTAATAAGTCAGTGCCTTGGAATATATCATAATCGGTCAATGGCTTTTCAGCTCCGTCGGGCTCAACAATTCTATGAATTACAACCCCTGCCTTGGACGATGCAACACGTTTACCTATGTCACTGTCTGTGTTAACTTTGTAGGTAACCAGTTGCGGTTTAAAAGTAAATGCTCCGTTATCTTCCTGCGGTGTGTTAAAATATAACATATCGCCTTTGAAGTAGCCTCTATGGTCTTCTGGTATTGCCTTTTCAAACACAGTGAATGCTGTCTTCATATTCCCTGCGAACTTTCCAAACCCTTCTGGATCTCTTTTGTATCCAGGACGATTCTTTAGCATAGCCTCAACGTCATCTGCTGACTTGGCTTTACCGTCATAACCTTTTGCAACAAAGCCTGACTTGTCTGTGAAAACAAATTCACCCTTCTCATCTCTACCAAATATAACTGCTGGTGAGCCGTCCCATTTAATTGTAAGTGATTGTGTATTACCTTTTGTTAATCCTACGATAGAATCAATAACACGTTTGGCTCCTCTACTTCCTTCCCAGAAGATAATATCTTCGGCGTGTTGTATACGAGCACCTTCTCTTAGAATATTATTGAATTCGTTAAATTTCATTACGGTAACTGAAGTCCTTCTTTTTCAAAGTAGTCTTTTGCATCTTTAACTAGATTCTCATAGTTAGGATCTGTTTTAATTTTTGCATTGATAGTTTCAACACTTCTCATATCATCAGCAGTTGCACCATCACCTAATAAAGTTTTAGCTACTTCGCTTGGATCTTTAGTTACAGGTTCGTTAGTAATTCTATCTACCAATCCGTTTGTTGGTGACCATTTGTAGCCTTGTGCTTTTGCAATACTGGCTATCATGATCATTCTGTGTTGTCCTTTGAATTCACTGTCAGCCGCACCACGTAGGGCAAACTGCATAAATTTAGGATCACCAAACATTAAATCCGTTTGTACATATCCTCTCTTAGGATCTCCAAGTATAGGAGTTTTGAAATGTACACTGATACCTGTCTTTGCAATCCAGGCTCTATCTTCATCGTCGGGTGCGTTCTTATCTTTCCATGCTTTTAGTTTTGCTACTAAATTATTCTTGTCAACTTTCTCTTTGTCAACTGCAACATCTAAATCACCACTGGTAGGTTTGATACCTGTGCTACCTAGCATAAAGTTTACATGATCAAGTCCTGTGATTTTTTCAAGCCATTTAAGAGTAGGCTCTACATCAGCTTTGTTTATTCTTTGTGTTGCTTCAGCACCATCTGGTGTTTTGAATACGTTACCGCCCTCATTAAGAATTTGCATTGTCGTCATCCTTTTGCTTGGATTCTATAATTTTATCTACACCACGTTTAAATTTTCTAGGGTCTCCACTTCTAATACTGTTGATAAAACGTCTTTCCAATTCCTGTGCAGTTTCTTGATCATAGCTTTCTGCTATCCTATTCAATAGGTTTATAGCACTTTCAATCAAGTTATTGCCTGTGGATTGGATCAAAGCATCGTTATTGGTTGTACGATGTATCTGATTCAACTCTTCTAATATTGATCTTGTACGTTTTCTCATGGTCTCTGTTCCCTTATACTGTATTTAGTGTTATAATATCATTATTGTCCAACAATCAGGTTGACCTTACTACTGTTATATAGTATTATAAGTAACATAACTTACAGATGCGGGTATCGTATAGTGGTAATACCTCAGCCTTCCAAGCTGATGCTGTCGGTTCGATTCCGACTACCCGCTCCACTCTTGACTTTTATTATATGATCACATAAATACACTTGCAATGGAGGGCAAGTAATATGGGTTCATTTAATAATAAAATTATGGCAGAGTTCAATCCACCACGTAAGTGGAAACTGGGTAGAGATTTGTCGTATACAACCTCAGACCTTACAGTTGAAGAAATCAAAGCATTAAAAGGTGTTGGTGTCAAAGTAAAACGCGACACTAACAAAACAGAAACAATAACAGTACCAACAGGGTTCGTAACAGATTTAGCATCAGTACCAAGAGCTATGTGGGCCTTTATTGCTCCTTTCGATGTGGCTAGAGCGGCAATCATACACGACTTACTGTATAAGGCGATCAGACAGTATCGTTGGAAGATGAAAGATAAGGAAGATAAAGCACTTATCAAAGCGGCCAAGGTAGCTTCAGACAAGGTCTTTCTTTTAGGAATGCGTGACGCAGAACCTAAAGTACCAGGGTGGAAGATATACTCATCTTGGAAAGCAGTAGATCTATTTGGTAACGGT